GAGGAACGGTGTCCATTCGGACAACTCCTTCTTGGGAGTACGATCTTACTTCGCTGATCCAGTTTGCTCAAGAGAAGGACATACCCGAGATCTTGTCCGTAACTCCGAATAGAACGATCATTCAATCTTTAGTTCGGGATGGTCTTCTTGTCGATGGGCTGAAACTAATAGAACGGGAAACGGTTAATGTTTCGTTACGTGAAGATAATCATTCAGGAAGATCTGCCCCCACTGAATCGTCTAATCGGCGGTCATTTTGGTCTGAAATTGTCAGCACGAAGGAAGATTGAAGGCTTTCTTCGCCGAAGAATACGCGTTGGACGACCTCCGCTATTTTCCTTTGCCATTTTGCGGTATACGCTTTATCGTAGAAATCAGTTAGACATTGATAACGTATACGGTTCCTACGTTAAGGTGATCAACGATGCGCTGGTTGAAAGCGGAATAATCGCGGGGGACAAACCTAAATACGTTAGTGTCCCCGTTCCTCAGCAGATCAAGATAAAGGCTCCCGGTAAGGAATACGAGTGGGTGGAGTTGGAGATTTGGAGTCCCCCAACATCCGAAGACTTTAGGCAATTTATTTCGATGGCCAAAAGATTTATAGAGCAACAGAAATGAAAATTCCAACTTCTTTGTCCGAAGGCATCTCTCCTCGCAGAGTTCTTATAAACGAACGGCTAAGAACCGATCAGTCCTGCATGATTGGAGTTATTTGCTATAATCGGCCACGCAGGATCGAAGGCTTTTTGCGTGACTGCAGTCGTACGATGCCCACACTTCCCGTTTGTCTTGTTGGACAGGGGGATCTATTTGATGAGAGCAGAAATCTCAATATCTTTGCGTATGTAGACTACGAGAAGGCGATAGGGATATCTGCTGCCCGAAACATCGCCGCTTGGATTTCGGACAAGTTTGGATTTAAATATACGCTTCACGCAGACGATGATATTCGAATGCGGGATCGGGATGGCGCTCTTCAAATGAACCCTCCGCTTTATGAACATTTGTTATTCATGTTGCACCTGATGGACAAGAATGATCATGTTGCCGGTATCAAGTTTGTACAGCGACACAAGTTCTTTCGAACAATATGCAAAATAACCGGAACTCAGACTTCGTTAGAAGTATCTCAGTTAATGGAGAAGGGATACAATCCTCTTGACGACTGGCGTCGGTATATTCGAAGGACAGTTCTCTTATCTAATTTCTTCATACTCAATAACAGTCTTTTTCGGGAGATCGGTCCCTTCTTGAGAAACAGAAAACCTATACAGGATGTAGACTGGTGCTTGCGCGCGCAACTTCGAGGGTTGGAGTTGTTGTGTAATAGCGGGTGCTACGTAGAGTGGCCTGTCATCGGAGAAAAGCTTAGTTCATTGGGCTCTACTGGGTATCGGGAACGTTCGGAGGCCGCTTTCGTAAATTTGTTTGCTCGGTATTCTCCCTTGGTATCTACACCCTATTCCTCCAAATACACTCCCTTGTTGTCACTTTATCCTGCCCTAATAAAAGCAGGAGAAGTTCCTAAGGAACCTAAATTGCGGTTGGAGTAGCATTATGAAGCGCTCTATTTTGTCTGCTCTTATTGATTTTTTTACCCACCCCATGCTGGCAAAGAAGGAAAGGGAACGCTTACAGGGAGCCTTGATTGGCACAGGGACGTTACGGTGTCCGGAATGCGGAAAGAAGGGCCTAACGCAATTGCCGACCTACTTTCCTACTCGAAACCACAACTACCGAAACGGGCAATACTTTTTCCAGTGTAAAGATCCGAAATGCCCCTTCCTAAAGGGGTATACCTACAAAGAAATTTTGGATCGGCAACCTGCAACGGACTTTCTTAACCACCTACGCACGGATAACGTTTTCTGGTGCAACTACATAACGAAGATCCCACCTTCCCCCTGGGAAAATACATTTCCTTCCCCCTTCGACAATCTATTTGGAGTTCGTAGCGGTAGAATACAAATCCGAGAATCAAACGAAACGAAAGGCCCAAACAATGAAGACCACAATGGTGAGACACCTAACGGATCCGAATGAAGTGTTCCGACAGCTGAGTGATCCGTCGAACTTTTCTGATAAACTAACCGTTCCATTGAAGGCAGACCTGAATCCGCGTGACCCGACCTCTGTCCCGCAGATTGTCCTAATCGAAGTAGTTGTGGACGACCGGGTCGTGGGACGTACGGTGTCACGCAGTATGGATGAACCTCTCCTACTTCCGGTAGATGGGATATGGGACGTCTGCATATCTTACCTGAAAACGAAGATGGATGTGGAGATTTTTGTTATGGTAGGATATGACGACGGTTCCTACACCACCCACACCGCAAAATGCGCAGAGGATAAAGCCACCAAAGGGGCAGAAGATCCAAAACACGAACCCATAGACAACGGATATAGCGGTGAGGATGTTCAGTCTCCCAACGACGAAAGGTAGGAGAATTTGCCACCGTCATCCATTTCACGTCGGTATGAAAACCTCATTGCGCGGCCAACGACGTTCAAGATTGAACTACATCGAGGGTGTGATCGGGGTTGCCGATTTTGTCCCTCCGCATACGAACCTGCTTCTACCCCCCAATGGAACATGAGTCTCGAATTGGCTTATCGAATGGCCCATCAGATTCGGGTTCTGAATGAACGAGGACGAATAGAGTTCGCCATGCGAGGGGAGCCGCTTATGCATCCTCATTTATTGGATGCGATTAAGACTTTCCGGGAGGTTCTCCCCCTTGTTCAGATGTCCCTGTTTACCAACGGGGATACCATTCGTTCCCAACCTGCGTTCATAACTCAGATCATCGAATCGGGGATAAACATTCTGAACATCGATTGCTACGGGAACACCTACAACCGAATGGTGGAACTTCTTTCCTTCTCCCACCCACTGAATACCATAACCATTTCCGACTTCCGGGAATTCAGTGCCTATAGGAGATACCCAAAAGGCGAAAAGCTTCGGGTTCTGAATTTGGTTCCTGACATTTTGAAGGTAAAGGCAGGACGCTCCCGTACAATTCACAATTACGCCGGAAACGTATCTAATATTGTTCTCCGGGAATTGGGTCATCCCCAACCAACTACGCCGTTGGCTAAGATGTGTACTCGGCCTTTTCGTGAATGCACCATTACCTATTCCGGTAAATTCCTTATCTGCTGTATGGACTGGCGCGAACAGAACGTTCTGGGAACAGAGGAAGAGTACAGTCTCCGGGAAATTTGGTATTCGAAAACCCATCTATCGATCTTGAAAACTCTGTACCGGAAAGAACGATCTAAGATTTCCCCCTGCGCCGCGTGCTCTTACTCCGGAGGAGCGTATGTTGGCTTAGTTCGCAATCCGTTTGGAGAAACTCATGACTAAGATAATTACCCCCTTTCACCCTCGCCCCATTGGCCGACGTCTAACCGACGAGGAGTTTACTTTGATACAGGGACTCCTCGTCGCAACAGGAAAAACCTTTTCTGAGATTCCCTTCGTGCGTTTCCTGTCAGAAATCGAGATCGCCCTAAACCCTCCAACTCCTCAGCGGACACCACAATTGATGGAAGGGGGAGTTATAGGGGAGGCCCGAAATAACCTCGAAGACCTTAAAAGGATGGCTACGTTAGCTGTCGAATATCGGGCTGTGTGTTTGGGTATGGTTAGCAGAATCCACAAATCCTTAGGAGAGAAGAATGAAGAAACAGTCTCCGGAACAACGCCGACGGCACAACCGTCTCTCGAAGAAGCGGGGGGAGGAGAACATCGAGAGACGCCAGAATCACCGTCTTTATCTGGTGAAGCAGGACATTCGAGCAGCAGCGGTTAAGGTTCGTGCTATGAAAAGAATGGCATCGAATGTTTCTTTCCTTTCGTTGATTGAAAAGTTCTTCAAGCCCACCAAATAAGTATGAACACTAAATACAGAACCATGTTCTGTCGTCGCTGCAGAAGGAAAACAGAATGCCTCGTAATCTCCGAGGAAACAACAAAGACGAACAAGCGTTTCCAACGAGGAAGATGCTGCGTTTGCGGAGGAAACACCTCCCAGTTCCTGAAACGCTTGAACCTGCCGAATTTGAGGAGTGGCTGTACGAGGAGGTAATCCGCTACCAACGAACGGGGGTATCTACGGGGGTTTTGGTCCAAGGGATATCTCGGGCGATCCGGAACATGGTTGCTCTTGCAGTTCAGGAAATGGGTATCGAGGATGCTTTTGAGGATGTTCTTCATGACCTTCTGCTGTATTTTTTGGAAGGTCAGTTGATGAAATTCCAACCGTTCCGTGGGCGTATAGTTCCTTGGTTGCGTATGTTGGGTTATTGGAAAGCACTTCGTATTGGGTTTCCTCGATATCACCACCAACGACTCGTAGAGGATAATGAAGCCTTCGAGATTACGCCTGATCCGTTTTTCAATCCTTATTTCACCGAAGACTTTGTGGCCAACAACGTTGTTCAGATTTCTTGGAAAATGAATCCTGCTCTGTGTCGTTGGGTTTCTACATTTGTACTTGTGGGGAGCACCCGCAAGGAAGTCATAAGAATCCTGCGTAGGACGTTCTTTAGAAACAAAACACGGGACGAAGCTATAAATCTCTATCAGTACGTTCTCGTAAAACTGAGGATCGAACTTGCCAACGAAATGGGAAGAGGTAATTAAGGAAGAGTTCTCCGACACCCTCATATTTCTATACTATGAAGCTTTTGGGAAGGACAATACAAAACGCTTCATCGAACTGTTTGGAGGAACCAATTTCTACGTTCCACGTTGGGCCGAATTCAATCGCGTCATCTCAAAAGAAAAACGAGGAGAGAACGATGTCGAAACAGACTTATAAAGTTGTTCAGGATGGCTTTCAGATTGGCTGGGTAGAGGGAACGGATCCAACCCATGCCTTGGTGCAAGCACGTCAGACATACGGACCCAACTGTTCCATCTCCCGATTTTACGGAACGCCACCCGAGACATCCAACGACCGTCTTACCGTTCTTCGGCGGGTCTACAAGACAGCGCTTTTGAATTTTACAAGACGGAAGCATCCTTCGGATGAGTCCCTTCGCTTAATCAGCACCGACGAAGTAAACGAGTTTCTTTCCGGTATCGCTCCCGATGCGCAAGGCGTAAGAACGGTTCCGGTTATCAGCCACGAGGGTGCATTCATTTTGGTTACTTATTACCTGCTGGTCGAATTCCCCACCTTCAAAACTCCCGAAGAGGAATTTCGATCCAAGGCCAAAACCGAAAGCGAAATTGGTTTTCTGTTTGCTTGTGCCAGCACCCTGCGTACTAACGAAGCGCTCTATGAGTTTGCCGAATCGCTCTGCGTAGATTGGACACGAGACGAAGAACCCCGTAACGGTCGTTTCAATTGTATTCAGGCAATCCGCCGCAAAATGGGATGGATAGAATAATGGCCACCCGAATCGGATACCATGCCACTAAGAATCTTGAGGTCATAAAAGCCGATGGTTGGGTGAGACCGTTCGAAAAGAGATGCGTACATCTCTTTCGTTCTCTGGCGGACGCTGTTTATTTTCGAAGAGAATTTCTATACGACGAAGTTGTGTGCGTATCATACGATACAAGGGATGTTGCACGTATATATCGTGCTTCCTATGCCAAAGAAGGGGGTGTCGTTCGCCTAAAAGAAGAAAGACGGGCCAAATTCATTTCGTGTATCCACACTAACAAACCTCAGGGAGTTAACATACCATGACCGCTCAGCAAAGTGCTGAATTGAATTTCTGGCGGGAGCTCTATACTCAGATAGGTCAGGAAAGATTTTTGGAAATGCGAAGAGCAGATTTACACGAATTCTTTGCCCGATTTCCTTCTCTTTCATTCGAACAGGGGCATGGATTGGAGATTGGATGTGGTTTGGTTTCGCCCTTCGAATTCTCAAGGGAGCAGCAAAATGCACTGCGAATTAACTTGCGCATCATCTCCATAGACCCCCTGGCTGCTGACTACAAATGCTTGTTTCCCGAGCTCCTCCCTTATTTCCACAGCACCTTTACGGGAGACGGGGAGGATATGCAAGAATTTCGTGACAATAGCTTTAGCTACGTAGCATGTATCAACGTTATCGATCACACACCGAATCCCGAGAAGATGATTGCGGAAATATCCCGTGTTCTCATTCCTGGTGGCCGATTGTACTTTGAAGTGAACTGCGATGAATTCGGATCTCCCGCTCATTACAAGCAATGGACTCCGGAAATGGTTTACTTGCACTTTGGAGGAGTAACGGGGGGAAGAGGTTTTCTTTGCGTATCAAACCACGCCGTCCGTTCGGAGAATATACTCCAGACACGATTTTGGGTGATGTTTATTTCACTTAAAGGAATCACCAATGTTGACTACAAAACGAGCGATCGAATTGGCTGAATCTTTGGGTTGGGTTTGGGCAGGTGAGGGATGCTACTGTACCCACTTTCGAAGAGACAGAAATAAGGAATATCCGCAACTCCGAATCTGTGCTTCTGAGTCTCATCGAGGACATCCTGTTTCCGAATCGTCCGTGGAGTATTTTAAGTTTTACTCCCCTGCCGCAACATCCCGACGATATGAACCTCTCGCTGAATCCGACTTTATGGCACAACTGACGGGGATTGGAATTTCACTCCAGTCTACTATACAAGGAAGCACAGTCAATAATTTCGTGACAATAGCTTTAGCTACGAGAACCCTTAAGCAGCTATTCGGATTGGGAGGGAAGATCCTGAAAGAACCGCAAACCCAAGTTTCCCATCCCGAACCACAAATGGGTGCTTTTGTGCGGCCACCCCTTACCGATAGCATCGATTTGGATGAACGTAATCGGGAAGCCTTCTTTCATCGATGGGGAATCGAGTGTTCTTGTCGTCCAGGATATGTTGTGTGCAGCAATTGTCACGACTACTATCATTCCTTTTTCCGGCTGAAATCTCGTGTTAAGGCCCGTTTACGTCAGCAGGGCTAACTTACTGTTCTTATTACGGTTAGCCTTAGAGGGGCCTTTTTCCCACCTAACTTACTGTATTTTCCCTCTTTAGAGCAACTTACCCAAAGTAACCCCCACCCTTCCCCTAATTTTACTGTGAAAACCCCCTCTGGGGCCGCTGCGGTACGTTATTTTAGGGGTTTTGAGCACCGTTTCTACCCCCTGTTTTACCCTTTACCGGGAGAAGGGGGGATATTCCGGAGGTTTTATGTCAGCATTTAACGCATCTGATCGTTGCCTTTCCGGTTTTCTTAGTTTTGTTGTTGGTCTGCTGATTGCGTTTGTTTTCATGGGTATTAGGTAAGTTAGGTCGTTGGTACCCCCCTATACTATGAGCATACGCCACGTTATGTGGCGTCAAGTTACTTTAAGTTACTTCTGCGCGCGAGTGGGTGGGAAGTGACATAAGTAAGTGTAAACCCGACTGCCGGAGGCTAACCTGTTATGCGAATCGTTGTTGGTAAGCAAGTGATACTGGATGATAGGAGAGCGATACGCCATTCTGCGAGTAGCGAGACTGAGCGTATCAAGTATCTACCTAAGAAGAAGGGTAAGGTGAAGGAGAGTAGAGTAGAGGTAGAGCTTGCTTCGCAAGCAGGAAAGAGAGGTAGAGTAGAAGAGTTAGGTAGAGTAAGAGAGAGTGGGAGAGTTAGTGGGGAGAGTTACAGCACGTATGGGGATGGCTCACCTCGTCTATCAGGCTCTAAGTGCTCTACCAGCAATGTTCATTCTGCTCCTCTGCCTGGCAATGCGCCATCATTCTCGTTTGGTGTGAACGTTCAGGAAGACTCGGGAAAAAAAGCGACTATGGCGCTAATGGGGCCCTTCCCCCCTCAAACGAATTACGCAAATTTCTCTCCTAATACCGAAGTACCCCAGAAGAAACTCTCCTTCCGGCACTATCTCTTCGTCGTTCTTTGCATGTCCACCTTCCGACCCAAGAACGAAACGCTTCAGCTTTTCGAGAATCAGTTCCACTTTCCCCTTCATCCGAACTCCTACGACAAGATTGCTCGCTGGTTAGCCAAGCTATCCGCTGATCCTGGAATGAAGCTTCAGCGAAAAGAGCAATTCTGGAAAGAACTATGGCAGCAATACGTCGAGCACCGCAAAATTTTCGTACGAGATTTGGAAAGCATCCCCCTTGCTCACGCCCGAGTCCGCATCGAAGAGCTCATTAAACTTTACGGCGAGATTACGCCGACTCCTACCAAGGTTCTGGAATGGATGGAAACGCTCCTCGATGAGCATGGGCAGCCAAAATACAACAAACACGGACGTCTCCAACAGACCCGGAATCATCACATCGTAGTCGAGAAAGACATACAGACTGCTGCCAATCTTCTCAAACAGATCGGGCAGGAGGCCGGAACCTTCATCGAGAAAACCGAAGTACATCACTCTTTCGACGAACTGATCAAGAAGCGCCGAATGGAACGAGGACTGACTACCGATGCAAACATCATATCCGAAACGTCCCGGCCGGAAATTCAGAACGCCGAAGAAGACTATGCCGTTATCCCACTACCGAGTCCTAACTAAGGAAAACCGTGACCATGTCTAAAGAACAGAACACCGAACTCAGTCCGCCCGTGGACAGAATGCTGTACGGAGCACTGCTGGGATTAGTGGCTTGGCTAACCACTCGGGAGAAATCCATCACCGTTGGTAGTTCCCGCGACTGCTGTCCTCTTCTCGCTGCTCTCGAGGAATGGGCTACCCTCAACAATCTCCAGATCCCCAAGCCTTCCGAAGACTGGCGAGAGGAACTGGACGCTCTCCGAACCGATGGGGATTGGAGAGTGATCATCGAAGAGCTGATCAAGAAACAAGTCCCCACCCAGTTCGTGATTGAGCCGGGAAATGAGACGGAACGATACGAAGTGCACCTAAATTTGCTCCAAGACGTTAAGTCGGGAGATTCCGTTGTCCGGGAATACCGCCATTACGGTGGCTCAGGTTCTTCGCTGTTCGAGGCGTTCCAGAACACGCTGGCCCTTCTCCCGGATAATACGGAGATCGAGAACGGAGCGCTTTGGGTACAGGGACTGGAACCCCCTGTTCCATACTGCCGGGAGGAAGGAGCCGCAATATGAACACCCCCCGAGTTGCGGTTTTGGTACCCACGATCCGGCCACCGGAAGAGAGTCGTGGTTCTCTTCTGCAACTGGTAAAGCAGGATTATCCCCTCTTGCATCTCTTTTTGGGGGAAGACGGGACACTCTCGACGGAGAAGAAGATGCTACTTGCGGATTTGATCAACTCCAGAGAGGGAAGAAAGGCGGGTACTTTTAACCTGTTCCAGTTCGATTCCGGACCGCATCGTGACACTGGATCCTTTGTCCGAAATGAAATGATGTTTCAGGTTTCGATGTTCAAGCCTCAGATAGATTACGTTGCATTCGCCGACGATGATGATGGCTACGCACCAAGTTGGATCTCGGAAATGGTGGCCAAGGCAGTGGAGGAAGATTTCGATCTGGTTGTCAGTCGCATGCTGCTGAACGGCGAAGCCGTGCCCCGAAATCTCGATACGATCCCAACTCGTTGTGACTTTGGAACACCGAATGGTCTGTTTCGCTGGCCACTGATCCAGAAACATCAGATCATGTTCGGTGGGGGGGATACTCCGGACTATCACTTCGCTCGTAAATTCTGCGACTTGAACCAACCCAAGATCGGTATAGTGGACAAAGTCTTGGTGAAGGTTCGGGAGTTGTGGACATGAGAGCCGAAGCTGCACTGATTAAAACTCCGTTCATCATTTCCATCGTGGCATGGAACTTTGCGGATAAAATAGAGCGGTGTCTAAACTCCGTTTTTGAGCAGACCAACCAAGACTTCACCCTTCTGCTAACGGACGACTGCTCTACGGACGAAACGTATCAGAAGGCCCGTGACCTTATCGCTAATCAAGATCGGGTTCCGTTTACTCTGTTACGGAACGAATCCCGTACGATGTTGCTGCATGCAAACCGACAACGTGCGTTTGCGTGTTATCAGATCCATCCGAATACCGTGATTCTTAATTTGGACGGAGACGACTATCTGGCCCATCCGCAAGTGGTGGATCTGTACGCTGATCTGTATAAGGCGCTGCCACAAGCCAAGATCATATACGGTCAGTATCGATTTCATGGAACTGACCGTGTTGGTCATTGCGCGGCCTACTCTATCGAAGTGAAGGAGACGCGAGACTACCGGAAGCACCCTTGGCTTATGTCGCACATGCGGACGTTCCGTTATGGGCTATGGCAGAATATGCGACCGGAGACTTTCACCTTCCTGGCGGAAGATCAGGCTACGATGTATGAAATGGCTGAGCAGTGTGAACCAGAAGAGGTGGTGTTTAACCCCAATGTAACATATGTATATGATGCCTATGATTGGGGATCCGATTATCACCATCTCCAGAAGAGCGAAGAGCGTATTCGGGCGTTTCCTAAGAGGCCACTATGAGAACCTTAGAGATAACCACGCAAATTGGCTGCTCCAATGGTTGCTCCTATTGCCCGCAGGAGCAGCTGATGTTGAACTACGAAGGGGAAAGAGTTCTTTCTCTTGAAAACTTTGTTGCGGCCTTAGACAAAGTTCCTCCGGATGTTCAGATTGACTTTTCGGGGATGTGCGAACCCTTTCTGAATCCCGAAGCGGCCGACATGATGGTTCACACAGGGCAGCAGCGTCGAACGATGGTTCTGTATACCACGTTGGTTGGTCTACGAGAGCGGGACGTAATGATGCTTCGGGATCTGGAATTCCGGGAAATCGTAGTCCATGTTCCTGGTGGAACGACCTTTGTTTACGATGAGCAACGTTGGTTGGATTTAAACGAACTCTTTCGGAAGGGAACGAGGCTTACCCCAACCTATTATGTGAGCGTTGGACAACCTAACCTGCGAATCCGAGAGCGGCTCCTCAATTCGTATCCGGAAGATCGTTGGATCGAAGACAGTATGATCTCACGAGCGGGAACCAATCCCCTGTTGCCAGTAACTCTTCGGGAGGGGGGAATCCGTTGTTCCTACGCCTCTTTACGCTTCGACCAAAACGTTCTTTTGCCCAACGGCGACGTTATTCTATGCTGTATGGATTACGGCCGGAGACACGTTCTGGGAAATCTATTTTCCCAGACCTATTCTGAAATATACGAAGGCCCCATCAAGAATGCGGTGAGACAAGCGTGTTTGTATGGTGGCTTGGTAATTTGTCGTCACTGCGAAAGGGCCGTAAAACTATGACAGATCCCTTGCACATAACGGTTGTAACTCTCACCCACAACTCCAGTCACGTTCTTCCTCGGTTTCTTAGAGGGTTGAAGAATGGTGGTCACACCAACTTCGACTTGGTTGTTGTAGACAATCACAGTTCGCCCAATCATGTGGGTGCTATGAACATTTTGTTGGGCGAATTTTCCTCCAATGTTGCGCCAGTAACAATGGTCTGGAACGATCGGAACCTGTTTTGGGTTCCAGTAGAAGGAACGGACGGGTACGGAAATTCTATGAACGGGGGTCTCACCTTGGCGGGGGGTCCTTACATCATAGGAATGAATCCCGATTGTTACGGCGACGTTCAGGAAGGTTGGATGGCCCGAGCACTTCGTTGCTATCGGGAGAACGAACCCCTTATCGGAGTAATGGGAGCGGTCTTGACCGGAGACGATGCACTGATCGATCACGCAGGGGGAATCGGCCATTCGAATCATCTGAACCAGTGTGAGCGATGGACAGATCAGTTTCCGGAAATGAGAAGTGTGGAATGGAACACTGGGGCGTTTCACTTTTACTCGAAGGACCTTCTGGAACAGATCGGGTACATGAAGATAGGCCATCCATATATGGCCAGCGATCGTTGGATTTGCGCGGAGGCCGAGAGACTTGGGAGGAAAAACTTCTGTTGTTCGATACGTCTCATTCATGTGCAGGGACAGAGCACCGAAGGAAGGAGCAGGTTCGATGGGCCTCCGCCTACTCTTTAAAGTTATTCCGTTTTTGTTGATGTCGATAACGTTGCGTGCCGGGCAAGTTACCGTTAACGACAGTACGGAATTGGTTACTCTGGGAGATTCGATTCGGTGGGAACCTGTTGTTATCTTCGTCTGTGGTGAACCTCGAGATACGGTATACATGCCGTGTTATAGTATCCCCTATATTCGGGAGGAGGTGATCCAGAAGATGGCCCGATGCGGTGGCGGTAAGAAAGGTAGCGGAGGCGGGAAGCCCAAACCTCCGAAGAAGTAATTTGATTCATCGCGGGGTGGGGGAGTCTTGTGGGTGGGAGTAAGGTCACGGTTCTCCTTGGGCCTCGTCCCCCGCTCCGCGAAAAAATTTAACAGGGATTTATTCCATGGAACCAGTGCTTGAACCCACCATTATTCAACGCCTTCTTGAAGGAGGTGTGATAGTAGTATTTGCTACCTTTGTCGTATTTGGTATCTTCGCCTGGGTCGTCAGGCCTCTCGTGAACCGAAAAACAAATGATGCCAATGTCGTAGCTCAGACTCTGGTTGAGGCCTTTCAAAAGACGTCCGAAGAACAAGTGAATCTTATGCGGCAGCAGATCGCTACCCTCGAACGATTACATTTCGAGACAGCGGCCATGCATTCCGAATTTAGTGGGTGGACGACAGAAGCACGTGGTTGTCACAACCGAACAGAAACCAACGTTACTTTGGTTCTGGAAAAAGTCAAGTCCATAGACAGCAAAGTAAAATAATGGTTGCCTTTCCAAAAAGTAATTATGACTTGACAGATAGCCTGTTTCAGGACGAGCGGTATTTTATCGAGACGCTTCTTGACATTCGGTCTGAATCCGGGGGTATGGTTCCGTTTCTTTTCAACAACGTACAGGAACTTTATTGGGAAAACAGAACCAAGCGCGATCTGATATTGAAGGCTCGTCGTCAGGGGTTTTCCTCTCTGAAATTAGGACAGGCGCTCGCTCGGGTGTGTACGCGAGAGGGGTATGTTGCTTTAATTGTAACGCACGAAGGCGAAAGTGCAAATGGTTTGTTTGAGCACTTAAAGATTATGTTCCACTCGATACCCAACGAACTACGACCTAAAGTTGGACTGAACAACAGAACGGAACTGACTTTTCCTGAATTGAACAGTCGGGTTAGTATAACGACGGCAGGAAAAAACATTACAGAAGCACAGAGCTTGGGTCGAAGCGGAGTGGTTCACTTTCTTCACTGTTCAGAGTATGCCTATTGGCCGTTGCCCACCGATTCGTGGGCAGCGTTGGAGCCGTGCGTTCCTATGTTGACGGGAGAGATCTCCATCGAAACAACGGCTAATGGATACAACGACTTCTTCGCGCGATGGAGAGAAGCAGCAACTGGATTGGGAGGATACAAACCTCATTTCTTTCCTTGGTATGGCGATTCAAAGTGCAGTCTTCCGTTGTTGAAGGGGGAAAAAGAAAGGTTGTTGGACCCAGAAAGTCCGGATTATCTTACGCGGGAAGAAAAGGCTCTGATAAAGAAGTACAATCTGACCCTGGAGCAAATTAAGTGGCGTCGCGTTAAGAGGGCCGCGATGTCTACGAGTCGCGCGAAGTTTCCGCAGGAATTTCCGGTTGACGATGTGGAAGCCTTTCTTCACAGCGGGAGACCCTTCTTCGATGTTAGGCGAATTCAGGCACGATTGGATTCTACTGAGAAGAAGCAGCCACTGAAGCATTGGTCCAACGGGACGGCTATACCTTTAGGTTGGAGAGTTTATACATTACCCGTTCCCGGAAGATCATACGTTGGTGGCGGCGATACGGCGGAAGGAATATCCGGTGGGGATTACGATGCTGGGGCAATTCTTG